CAAAAGGCTATGGGATTGAACCAAGGAAATATATAACAACAAAAATAATTCTCGGAGCATTAAAACGCTCCGTAACAGTCAATAAGTGGCATTAAAACGCCACTTATTTTGGTGTTATGCGTAATGCCTTACTGACGTGCTTCAATTGACATTTTCGTTTGAAATTTTTAATTAAACCATTTGAGTTCTGTCGTTCCATTGAAGCCTTATTGCCATATATACCAAGCATAAGCAACAGCACTTCCACCACCAGCAATCATTTTCTCAAATTCAGCGTTCTTTGCACAAAGAAGCCGAGAACTTGAAACATAAACGGTCTTTGGTGGTTGTGATAGGAATAGTTTTTTTCGCCCTTTGCCTTCCAAAAATTGTATTTTCAAAAACATTGCTACTTTGTTTCCTTCGGGTATAATCTGCAATGCCTTTTCAATAAATTCCTGTGCATACTTGTAAGGTGGGTTTGTAATAATATCTCCGTTCCATTCCAAGTTGTCAATGCTTAAAAAGTCTATTCCTGTTTCTCCAAATCCTCTATCTATTAGGTCTGTGCTTCTTACTGCATACCCAGCTTTTTCAAATACTTTACTCAAATGTCCTTCACCGCAAGCACACTCCCAAATGTTTGGCGAAAATGTTTCAAGTTCTAAAAGCAATTCTGCTGCTTTTGGGTCTGTTGCGTAATAATCTTCATTCTGCCTTTCTTTATCAGTATGATTGCTTGCACCTAAAGTCTTATAGATGCTGTTGCTGTTTCCTGTCCAATCCTTTGTCATTTTGTTTATAGTTTAATTAAAAATTTTTATTCGTGTTCCAAATGAAATTGACAATCCTAATTGCCATTTTGCGTAAACTGAAAATCTGTATTCTCCCATTGTTTTAAAATTAAATTGTTACACCAAACCAAGAAAAAACGTCTGATAACACTCCATTTACGAAATTAAAACTTCGCAAATTACGGTGTTAGCATTAATAGTAAGAAACAGTGTACCCAATGCTAAATTGTTCAAGATTGAATGGTTCTTGTGTTGTTTTGAAGGTTATAACTCTTAAACCACTGACTGAACCATCGTTATAATAAATAACTTCTTCGTCACCTCTAATTTCACGAGCAAAGCGTTTAAATCTTCGATGCTGTTCTATTTCAGGGTCAAATTCAATATTTAATTCTTTGAGGCGATTAATGAAAGCCTCTTGTCTTTTTTGTTCTATGTCATCAACAACTTTTTTAATTAAAGACTGAGACAAACTACTAATGCTAACGGCTAATAAATCATTGCCAAGGTCATCAGTAACTTGGAGTTTTTGTGTTTTTAATTTCATTTTGTACTTATTTGAAAGTTTATAGTGTTTTAATCGGAAACGCTTCATAGCCAAATCCTGTTAGCGTTCATGCAGGGAACTGCTCCGATTTGCCGTTTATCGTAAAATAAACTCTTGCATCGTCAGCAACACACTCCCATGCATCTTGAAGATTTCTTCTAAATGTTTCTAAATCTTCTTTTTCAACATATATTTCTTGTTCAACTGTCCAAGTTGTTGGAAATATACCAACACTTTCATCCCCTTTTGAATAAATGTCTATTCTGTCAATTTTTACTTGTGTGTCCATTTGTTTATATTTATTAGTTTAAAATTCAATTAATAAACACGAAACGCTACGTTCCTGCTTCGAATGAAAGTTCCCAATACTATATTATACGTTCTAATTAGCATTTTTTCAAAAACTTTTAAAAATTTTCCACCCCTAAATTAATAATTTTAGCAGATTTTCCATTGTAATATGGATCAGGTACAATATATTCAGTATTGTGTTTTCCATAAATTTGATTTATTATTACAATTAAATCAAAACTTCTCCATTCATCCACTAAAACTTCAGCATCTTCCTGTTCCATACCACCATATTCAACTAAATCGTCAATCATATATGAAGTATCACCACGTAATAAAGCATCAAAAGCTTCTTGTATTCCCAAACTATCAAATCTGCTTTTACTTAAATCAAAAATTGCTGGATTTTGTGAAATTATTTTAACCTTATATACATAATCACCCCAAGATGTTTGTGGTACATTACTAAAAAATATACCATCAATTCTTGTTGAAGAATTTGGTTTTAATTCAATCTTATCAAAATCAAAATCATCAATTTTTGAATTAGTTGAGTGATAAGCTATAAATTCTTTATTGGTACTTACTTGTTCATTCAAATACTCTCTATTAGTAGTCGCTATGAATTTTCTCAAGTTCATTTGTGTTTTTCTTTATATATAAATATTTAGTTTTAATTTTTCCCACCCACATTTTTAAAAAGTTTTTTGTTTAGTATTTAAATCAAGCGTTTGTGGTAATTTAAAATGTCGGTACAAGCCAACTTTTCATATTGCCATTAGTTAACGGCAATGCTCCTTTTCTCG